ATAAATTACCTAACTCAACTGGATCTTCTACTCTTAATATCCTTTCGGTTCTTATAACTGTATCTTGAAGACGTTCTTTATTATAGCCTATTTCATCAAGTTCTTCTCTTGCAGCAAATGCCAGGTTTTTGTGTTTTTGTATGCCTGGGTATCCATGTTTCTTAAAGAACTGTTCATCTATTCTCTGTACTCTTACATCTACTCCATTCTCGTCTTTTTCAGTTCTCCATAGAACACTAGTTAGATATGTTTTTTCTGCCTCAGCAAATAGAGCTCGATAAGCTGGAGAATGAACACCTTCAGCAATCTTTAGGTCTGCTAGGTTCCTTCCTTGCTTATCAGTTATATCCCTAGTTACAGGGTTAGTATGAAAGTCAACTTCTCCTAATCTTTTAGCATATACAATATTTAAAGCTAATGTTTTACGTCCACTAATACTATCAAGGAATTGTTTCTGATCTGCAGTTAAATTATCAATACCTTCAATACCTTCCTGAATCATCCAATCCACAAAGTTCATGTGGTTTTCTGCAGAATTCTGATACCGATTATGAGCTTCTAATAAAGGTGTTGCAAAGTTTGCTTTAGTAGCTTCGTCTAATACACGTTTCTTAGCATTTGCATTTATCTTTGCTAAACCTTTAGCAGCTGTTGCAGATAACTCAACTAGATCTTTTAGTTGGGATTGACGATGTTCAATCTCTACCTGTTTAGTTTGAGAATCAAGTATAGCCTGTTTCTTATGCTGCATAGCAGCTTGATGGTAGGCTTCTTGGAAACTTTTAGTTAAAGCTTGATTCTTATCAACTTGTTGTTGTTCTCTATATTGTACGAACTTTGTATGATCAATTAAATCTTGTTGATTTTTTTGATGCATCTGTTGAGCTGTTTGCATACCACGTATGGTATCTCTAGTCTCTTGTACAATTTTCTGTGAAAAGTCAGGTATACGAATTGGATCGATACGTTCCTTTCGTCGGGCGTACCCTCTATATGACTTTATTTGCATGTTAGTTATTTAGATTAATTATCCGAAGAGAGCTGTTCCTATACCTACCGCAATTCCAAGTGGACCACCTGCTACTGAAGCAACTGCAGCACCAGCAGTAACACCACCCAATATCGACTGAGC